TGGACCAGAGGCCGCGCGGGCAGGTGCCGCTGTTAGTGACTTTCACTTTCATGACAACCCCCTTATGCAGGCTCGGACACGCCGTCCATGTACGCCATGGCGCCTGGCAGGCGAACTTCAACACCGCCGGTACGCGCGATGATGCCGGTCTCGAAGCCCATGATGGTCTTCTGGTGAACCGGCAGCACCATACGAGGCATTGGCAGGTGGAAGCGGATCACGTCCAGAGCGCGACGGTACGCGGCGATACGACCACCGCCACCAGCACCTGCGGTCGACAGCGAGTCGGCCGTCAGGATGGTCAGCGGGCGACCGGTGCGCGCGGTGTACACGTTGGAAGTGCGGAAGCGCTCCAGGATGGTCGGGCTGTTCGCTTCGGTACCGACGAAGACCGTCGAGATGTAGTCCATCACCTCGAGAGGCAAGGCCAGGGTATCGGCCAGCTCTACGTTGTTCGACGCCTGCGGCACCACCTTGAGCAAGGTGTTGAGGTCGTTCAGAACCTGTTGCGGTGTCTTGTCGACGAAGAGCGTGGAGCTGCCAGTGCCGGTGGCCGCAGCGGTGATGGTCTGCACGTTGGACTGGTTGACAAAGCCACGCCAGTTTTTCTCGGTGCTACCGGTGGTGGCGATGTCGTAGAGCAGGCGCTCGGTGGAGCGACTTGCCGACATGGCTTTCAGGTCGTTCAGGTTGCGGCCATACAGAGCGGCCTGATTGACCTCTTCCAGATTCCACTCCCAGCCGGAGCCGATCATGGCGTAGTCGTGCGAGCCTTCGCCCCACGAAACGTTGTTGAACGGCATGTCATTGGCGGCGCCGGACAGGAACTTGGCTTCGCCCGCGAGTTGCATGCTGTAGAACTGGGTCCCGATCGCCCACTGATTGCCTTCGGTTACGACAGGCATCAGGTCGCGGTAGCTGTATTCCGGGTAGCGAGCTTCATAGATCGCGGTTTCGATGTTGCGGCCTTGGGCTACAACGAATGGCAACGCTGCTTGAGCGTCTGCGAATGCTTGTCGCATGTTATGCGCTCCGGTTCTTGAGGGAGATTTCCACGATGTCGCCGGCGGCACCAGTGGTGTCGAAGAACGCGCTCGGGATCGGACCAACAATGCCGGCGCCGGCAGCGTTGGTGTAGGTGTTGGTGGCGGTCACGTAGTAGACCGGATCGCCATCGACCACCGGCGTGCTCACCGTCACGTACATCTGGCCGCGCTCACGAATGGACGCGGTGAAGTACTGCGGGTAGCCGTCGACCAGAGTCGATCCTGCTTTCACGGCAGGGACGGCCGGTGTCAGCTTGGCAATACCGACGAACTTGCCGCCGGCTGCGAATGGAACAACGCCATGGTCGCCGGCGCCGCGCTGGACTGGCTCGCCGAAGCGGACGCCGGCAGCGTTTTCGATGGTGCGGCTGATGTCGTTCTTGATCTCTTCGTTCGCCGAGGCGCCATGAAGGCCCTTGGCTGGACGATCAGGGTAAGTCGTTTGATAAGCGGCCATGATGGCTCCTTACTTGGCGGGCTGAGTGGAGTTGAAGTCGGCCAGCATCTTCGCGCGGGCGGCTTCAGCCGGGTTTTCGCCTGGCTTACTGTCCTGATGGATCATGTGCTGCCGGAACGGGTCATTGGCCGGGTTCTTGGCGGCGTCTTCGACCAGGATCTCGAAGCGCGCATCGATGTAAGCGTCAGCCTTACCGGCCACGGCCGCATCACCCAGCTTCGCGACCACAACAGCCTTGCGGATGTCAGCGTCGGTCTTGCCGGTGTAGTCGGCGTCAGCGATCAACTTGGCCTTGCTGATCAGGTCAGCGCGGGCGGTGACGCGCTTGTCGATATCGGCATCGCTGAGCTGCTTGACCTTGAGGGCGTCGATCTCGGCGTCTTTCTTCGCCAGTTCGCCATCCTTCAGCGCCAGCGCAGCGGTATGCGCGTCGGTCAGGGATTTGATGTTTACCCCGGCATCGGCCAGCTGCTTGGTCAGCTTGTCGATCGCCTGGGCGCCTTGGTCGGTCGTCTGGACGGACAGGCCATCAACGATGACCGTACGCAGTGAATCAGCCATGTCATGGCCTCCTTGGGGGGTGTGTGGTTTATGGTCACCGATGCGAAGGTGCTCGCCACCCCGAGCGCGATGCTCAAGGCTTAGGTGATTCATTTTCATAGGGCCGAGGAAGCAGTCGTACTGCTCGCCATCGGGGGAAACGCCATCCTGAAACACGACTTCGGCGCCGTAGCCCATGGACAGCTCGCGCTTGCCGGACTCGTAGTCCTCGATCGCCTTGGCGTCCATCAGCACCAGCGGCACCTTGACGAACTGGCCGTCGCGGACGACTTCGCCGCCGGTTTGGCCGATAGCGACGTCTTTCCAGTTCTTGGAGTTGACGCCGTCCCCGCCCGGGTGGCCGTTGGTCATTGGTCGGTAGGCGTACGAGTGCATGGCGTCAGCGTGGAAGACCGCGCTTTCCGGCCGGTACACACGAACGATTGGCTTATCCCGCAGGCCGTGTTCGTTGTCCGGGTCGATCTCGGTACCCAGATAGTCCTGGATGCCGGTGCGCGCGACTCGAGCCTCGGCCACCAGATAGCCGTCCTCGGTGCGCCGCACTCCCGTGACTGGCACGGAGTCGGTGAAGATCATGGGGCGAGCTCCTCGAAGATCTCAGGACCCAGCTCAATCGCGCCACGGTATGGCTCGACCTTGTCGATATCGACGCTGCCGGGTTCGTAGGTGAAGGTGATGTGGGGCTGATAGTCCGGCCAGTCCCAAGAGGCGCCAGCCTCAACGATGGAGACGTGCCGCCAAGCCAGTTCGGAGCTGTTGAACAGCAGCACGACCGCTCCCTCGCCGAACTTGTCGATCAGCCGTGCGCCACCTGGTGCAATCTTGAGCTGGCCCTTGCCATCGCCCGACCACGACTCGCCGACCTTCATCCAATCCACCGGGTTGCGGCTGTAGGCGACGGTGACGTGCAGGTCAGCAGTAGGGACAGTTGATTCGAAGCCCTGCGACTTGGCCCACTCGATGATCTCGGCGCCGTTGATGACCTTGCGGGACACATACAGAGAGCGAGGTGCGGCGTCAGTGATCGCTTTCTTCGCCACCGGCTGATCCGCGCCGGTGATCGGCAGGTCATCGTCGTCATCGGGCAGTTCGGCGCCGAACTTCTCGATCGCCGCTTCCAGACCCGGCATTACGCTCAGCTCAACCAACAGGTTCACCGCAGCAGTCGAAAGCGCATCCTCTGGGAACAGTCCGGAGTCTTTCAGCGCCTTAATGGTGTCAGCCGTGGTCTTGCCGATATCGGCCCGCTCTTTCGCTGTGGCCTGCCAGAGTGGCGCCCAGGTGTAGTGCACCTCTTTCGGCCGACTGCCGAGCGCGGAGCGGATCAAACCCTCATCCAGCACGCTCATGGCTGGCTTGATCTCCAGCTTCTGGCGTGACGCGACGTTGTCGTAGTAGTTGCGAGTGTTCTCTTCGCCATTGGCGCCGAGCCCCGTCGAGGACTGTCCGAACATGCGGGTGCCGGGGATATCGAACGCGCCGGCTACGCCCTGCTCTGTCTTAGCGATTACCTCCGGCAGGTTGCCGAAGCTGGCCGACTTGGAACTGTGCGTCTCTTGCCCGTCGAGGATCAGCGTTCCGTTGATGCCCTTGGCCGTGGCAGCAAGACGCAAGCGCTCCAGCAGCAGGCGCTCGTAGTTCTTGTCCTGCATGCTCGACATCAGATTGGGAATGTTGATTACGTCGATCTTTGCCTCGTAGACCAGGCTGACCACGTTGGCGACCGTCTCGTCGTAGTGACGCACAGCCGGCATGGCCGATAGCAGCACCGAGTCGCCCCAGCCGAAGCCAGTGCCTACGGCAAGCTCAGAGTCTGGATGCGGCACGCCGACGAAGATGACAAGACGCGACGGGTGAATCTCCACCGTAGAGCCCGGCAGCCGGTACGCCTTTGGCTTGCCGAAGCGCGGGCTTTGAGGATCCTGCTCGATCTCCGTGGCGCTGAGTTGGCGGCGGGTCATCACCGTCAGGTACTTGATGCCACCCTTCCCGACTCGATCCGGCTTCAGCTCAGATGCCGTGTCACGCTCACCGGTGCCGATGAACACCGCAGCCCCGCCGAACAACCGGGCCTTCAATAAGGCCTCCAGAATCTTGCCCTTGACGTTCAGGCGATCCTCTTCGGCTTCGATCAGCTCGATCTGAGCCTTGTCGGCCTGCCAGTTGCGCCAGTTGCGGCACGCATCTACGGCCGGAATACTCACGCCCTTCTGCGCTGTCCACGATCCACGGAATGCGTTCAGCAGTTGCTGGTCGTCCATCACCGGGAGCGCATAGTGCGAGTGCGATGCCTTGTCGCGCGCAGTGCCCAGTCCTGCGACCAGGTTCTGCAGGCTGTCTTTCAGATAAGTGAATGCGCTCATTGGTCGCTCACGTTCGCGAGTGTGTAGCTGCCCGCAATCGGGAAGCGCTGGACAATGAAGTAGCCGAGTGCGTCGACCGGGTCTTCAGTGCCGTCCTTGTTGGGTTCGCCTTTTTCGTCGTAGGCCTGCTGCTCAAGCACCTGCGTACTCACCGGACAGTTGTCGGTGTTCACCAGGTAGCGGCGTTTCTGATCGATGTTGAGCATCATGGCGTTCACGGCCAGTACCCGATCGCGAACCGCTGGGTTCGATGGGTTCACCATGACCATGAAGCCGGCGGCGCGGAGTAGGCTGTGGTCTGACTCGCTGCCGCTGACGCTCTTGCGGTTCTTGCCGCTGGCGTCCGGGTAAACCGTGATGCTGTGGCCCGGGTACCGCCGTTTGAGCTCGACGATCATCGCCGGCGTGTCGAACAGGTGCGTGGCCTCTTCCAGCAACAGCGGAAGGCCGTCACGAATGACATGCACCGTCGCGGCCATCCGGTTGATGTTGAAGTCCATGCCGATGTGCAACTGCTCGCCCGGGCGGATCGTCGCGTCGGTGTGGTTCTGCTTTCGGCAGAAGTTCGGGTAGACGCTGCCCGACGTCAGGTTGACGAACAGGCCGTCGATGTATGCGTCCACCAGGTTGGCCGGGTACGACTCACGCAGCGACTTGATGTAGTCCTTCGGCAGGTTCTTCGCGTTTTGCCGCGTCGAAGCGTGCACGATGCCGTACAACGGACGCTGGCTCGGGTTGGCGGCAAGCTCCTTGACGAACTTGCGATAGACCCAGTTGAAGCCCTCCGGCGTCGTGGTGACGTCGATGGTGTTCATTGCTCGGGTTGGCCACACCGTGGACATACGCGCGATGATCTTCTTCCAAGCGCTGTCGGCCTTCTTGATCGCCATGCAGTCGATCTCGTCAACCAGTGCATGAGCGATGTTGAAGCCGACGATGCGGTGCGGGTGCTCCATGCTCTTGCAGACGATCGTCGACAAGCACCGGCCCCGGTTGTCGCGCAAGTACACGCGCTTCTTGCTCGGCACGATGTCGGCGAACAGGCCGAATGCCTCGGCCACCACCGGCATGGTGTCGTAGAAGATGTCCGCGATCTGCGGATAGGTCGGCGCGAAGTAGCCCTGCGGGATGCCTGGGTGCTCCAGTGCGTTGATGCACATCCGGACACAGCCCACGAACGTCTTGCCGCTACGGTAGCCGCCGACGAACGCTGAAAACTTCTTGGGGTGACTGATGAACTCGAACTGCGGCTTATTCAGCTTCAGGGTCGCTTGCATCTTCTACCCCGATGATTACTTGCTTGGGCTCGGGCAGGCCCTTATTTGGGTCTTCCAGTTCTCGCTGCAGCTTTTGGATGTTGAGCCGCTTGATCTCGTCGTCTAGCGACTTGTCCGGCTCGACTCGACGATTGACGTAAGCGTCCCCGACTTCCTTCGCCGCCTGCTCAAGGATCTGCATAGCCAGACCGATGTTCTTCATCGACTCTGCCTTCTCGACGTACCTGCTCATGGCGCGTAGTCGAAACGCGCGATTGGCGATCGGGATGTCTACCGTCTCCTCCCGGAATCGCTTGCGGGCGTCGTGAAACATCTCAACCCACCGCTTGGCGAGTGTCTTGCTGCATCGCTTGGTTGGGTCGTGTGTCTCCACCTGCTGGCGAGTCACATCAATGTTGAATTCGCGCTTGACGGCCTCTGCCACCTGGGAGGGTGTGTCGAAGCAGGCCAACGCCTGAACGATGAAGGCCTTCACCTCGCTGCTCAGGGCTGCCATAGGATTGGGTTCCGTCTATTGCTGTCTAACCTCAGGCCGACTTGAGCAGACAGGTTCCGCAGGCCCTCGAAATGTTCAATTTCCCCACCTCAGCAGGATTGTTTGCAGCGTCCACCAGCTCTTGCACTTGAGGGCTCGCCCCATACCGACGCACCACACCGACAAACTCTTCAACGTCGTGTCCGCGCATCTCAAGCTTGGGCAGTCCTTCTTGGGTGAACTTGGGGGCGCCGTACTGATCCTTCGCCTGGGCGATGTGGTACAGCTCATGTTCGACCAGTGCGCAGAAGTCAGCGTCACTGCACTGAGCGCAGTAATCGGCAGCCAGCGTGATGATGTAGGCAGGCACATCGCCGAACCAATCCAGCATCTGTTGTTCCATTCGGGCCTTCTGCCAGCCACCAGCGCGGAACGCTACCTGTTCGGCCTGACCAACAACTGTTCGTCCCTTCTTCGTGAAGGCAGCAGACGCCCACATCACACGAATGTCCGCATCGATCAGATGGGCGTGGTCTTCGTTGTAGACGCTGCCGGTGTCAGAGAGGATCTCGGTCTGGAGCCACTCCCACACTTCAGGCGCTGGGATCAGGCGGATACCGAAGCTGGACATCTCAGACGTGTTGAGCAGCGACTCAGGCGGCGTTGGTCGAATCATTTCATCTCCATCCGCCCACTCAACTAAGATCACTTGCACTCAACAAGGGAAATCCGT